TTCCTTCGTGTTAGGCGAACTGGTCGAAGCAGACCAGGTGGTTGAAAGTATCCCCCTTTCGACCACTTTGCCTTCTTACACGTCGCGAATGTGTAGTGGTCCGGAACATTTCAGAGGTAATATCGATATCTTCGTTGACGGCGAAAATATGAGTATCGAAGAAGCCTTTGAAGCCCTCGGACGACCCGAGGGTGCGAACGTGACTTATCCGGTTTTAATCACGAATCGCCTCTTGCAACAGCCAGCAAATAACGAAACGAATTTGTTGGCAGCCGTGCTTAGTCGCATCCACAATGATCCTTTTGTGGATAACCCCCACGACGACTTTGCACGACACAAGAATTGGCTCAGATTGAGTGCCATTGTGATCGAAATTTTCTCGTTCATTTTGTATACGGTTTCGTTTACCGTTGCCGACAACATAAAACTCATGGGAAAGAAAGGCAAACGCCTTGAAAACGCCTACAACTTGGATGTAATCGGGGGGCTTCAGTCGGTCGGAAAGACCATCAATCTCAAATGGAACGAAACTATTTCGTCTCAGAAAGAGATGGATGGTGTGAAGACAATGAAGCCTCGCGCGATTCAAAACCTCCCGGCTCTGCTTCATGCAGAAATGGGGGGTTTTGCCAGGGCTTTTGCGCATGCTCTGCATGATATTTTCGACGGAAAGATCCATGATGTGTTTGGATTTCCTGTCGCAATTTTCTTTGCTTCTGGGTATACACAAAGTGAACTGTCTGAAATAGCCCGTGTGGCTGACAGTGGCGTTTCCGTGTTTGCAATGTCTGGTGATGATTCGTTCGTCGCTTGGGGTGGAATACTTGAGGGATTTGGTGGTGAGGCTGACCAATCCAAGTTTGACCACACCCAAGATGACGGTCCGATGAAACATTTTATGCGCCCAGTTTTGGAGGCTTTCGGTTTACCGGAACAGTTCATTGCACAAGCGTATCTGGCATGTTCGTCAGGTTACACACTCAGGCGTAAACGCCTCTTTTGTCGTGGTTCAGCAGGAACACAAATGCCGACAGGAGTAACAACAACGACGACTTTCAATTCACTATCCACCCTTTCCATGTTTGTTTGGTTTCTTGCCAACATTGG